ATCATCCACCACCAACTTGTATCTGCCATTCACGTAAGGCAAAATGCCTCTGCAACCATTTAATAAAATTTTAACATTTTCTATTAAAGGTCTATCTGTCTGTATCACTGCATTACAGGTCATTGCTTTACCTGTCTGTGTGCTACTGTAGGCAACATTTTGATTAAATTTTTCTGCCGCAATTCTAAATGATTCTGGATCTATGCTTTCTTTGGGCAATCCGCATCCATACCTTGGATTCAACAAATAATCTAACAATGCATTTGCAGGATTAAGACCTGCGGCAAGATCACCCGCCTCTTGTTCCAATGCAAAATTAGATGCCACACCTGCACTGTCGGCAGTTGCGTCCGGTGTGTCTATTTCTGTGTAATCACTTGTAAGATCACTTGCACCTGGTGTATATATTGCAGTGTTACGTATATCAGCAATCTCCCTACCCAGCACGTCAAAACTTACTGCTGGTATTCCACCCTTCCAAGGACTGTCATTGCCACCTTTGTATGTAAATTTGAAAAATCCATAGGATAGAAAATTACCCCGTCTATTTTTTATGTTCCAACTGGGTGCATTGTAAGAATTGTTTGCATCACTTGTAGGATTTGGTGTACCTGCTAAGATACTTCTTGTGCCTGTACCATCTCCCCTATGTAGTTCATATTGCAATACGTCTTTGAAAAGACCTGTGATGTTTCTGCCTTGCGTTGCATTAACAAGATTGTTAACATTGAAAGGATGACCACCTTTTGTTGTTCTTATCAATCGTGGATCGTGACCTTCAACTGCTCTGTCGTCAATATAGACATTTTGTATTTCATGTATCGGTCCTTCACAAATTGCGTAACACACATAGAGATATTTGTTGTTATCGCCACCCGTCTCTGCATATATCACTGTGCCACCAACCCTACGCTGTCCATACACCACAGGTATAGAAACGTTGGTTCCTGATTTGGTTGCCTTAATGCCTTCTGCGAAAGCACTTGGATCACCAATCTCAGGTGAACTCATTGGATCGATCACAAAACCAAATGCATCACCCACAAAAGAACCGATCTTTTTACCCACATTGGTAACTGTGTCAACAACTTTGTCGATTCCTCTTTTTATCTTTCTAAATATTTTTTTGAACCATCCCATTATGCTTGTCCCCACCTAATATCCTGCACACCTTCAAAAGCAAACTCCATTATCCTATCCTCTGATGGTTTAAAACCACTTACACTTGCCAGTGTGGTAGCATTCCTGTAATTTGCTTCATTTGTTCGTCTGCCGTTTATTCTTCTAAAGTCCGCAAACTGACTGCTGACCTCTAATGTTATGGTTGCAGTCACTTGATCATTTTGCACCTGATATCCAGACACTGTGCCTTTGAATAAAATTAAACTGAGGTCACCACCACTGTCTCCTACCAATAATTGTGTAGCACTATCAATGAAAGCACGCCTAATGGTCACAGTTTTGTTAATCATTTGCGGCGTTGCGAAATCTGTTATAGCATTGGTAGACAACGCACTTAAAACTAAATTAACACTGGATATTTGCAGTTCTGCTGTCTCTGTGTGTTCTGTAATCTGTAAAATTTTGTCTGTGGCAGAATAAGTTATGCCACCTATAGTGATATCATATGGTGCATCTGTGTAGTATTCTAACACGCCATTTTTATTGGTTAATTCTATCAATAAGATACCTATAATGGCATTGTTTGCCAAGTATTGATTTTGTGTGTCCGATAAATTACGAGGCATTAGATTACCTCTCTTACATCTATAGTAAATTGGACAGTGCCGTCCACATTGTATCTCATTTCATAGGTATCGCTGGTGGATATTACCAAGAAAGGTACCTCCGTGTAATTTACAAATTGATGTGCTGATACTCCTGATATAAGATTAGGTTCAAATTGCAGTGTTTTACCACCTGCTGAATCGCCCGAGTCTGATCCTAATGCTGTAACATCTTCTGTGATCATATACACTTTGTTGTGTGATTCGAACTGTATAACATCACCTGCTTTCAGACTTAATGAACCTTCGGATGCTCTTATCTCCACTGTGTTATTTCCTGCTGAAACATTGCCCACAATTTCTATTGTTGGTGACTGTGTTGCACTGCCGGTGAATGTGCTTACGCCCGGTATGACCACACTGAAGTCATTTAGTGTGCCTCTTGTTCTAGCAAAAAATGCCTGTATTGATTTGAATGCCGCCTGTGTGTATGTGGTAAATTCTAATTGTCCTGCCCACAGTGTTGTGCTGTTTGATGTTCTTACCGTACGACCACTCACAGTGGTTGTGATACTGCTGTTATTGACCTGTTGGAAATTTACACTTCTGAATTGTACATCCGTACCCAGTGTAGATAAAAATCCGTTAAGATGTCCTATGTTTGCCATTAGTTAGTAACTCCCACTTTGCCTTTTCTGTTCAGTGCTTCATTGATAACACCGATAATTGTTTGTTTTCTTTCTATCAACACTGTGTCTATGTCTCTGCTATCTATTGCATTGATAGTGAAACTAATATTTACATTACCCAGTGCATCGTTAGGTATAATACGGCCACCTGCATCGGGTTGAAATACCTCGGGGCCCGATTCTCCAACCAGGAATGAACGACCAGTTGTGACCTGTCCACCTTTCTCCCTTGGACCCGAATATTGTGTGGATTTAATTTGTGCCAACTGTGCCGCACCCGTTGCCGCGATAACTGCCGCTGAAGCAAATCCAAAAATACCACCTTGTCCTAATGCTTTAACAATACCACGTGCTGTGTTTATTATTGTTTCTGTGATTGCAATCGCTTTTGCAATTCTAAATGCTTTCTCATTGGTTTGTGCAAGTGTGTTTAGAAAATCCTTGCCCAGTGCCGCCAACAATTTGTTTTTGTTCTTTTCACCAAGCACAGTGATGTCTGCTTCTTCTGCCTTGCCTGATTTAATCAGTTCAACAGTAGATTGTATGCTGTCCTCTAATTTTTTCTGTCTTGATCTTCTGCCATCAAGTTCTATCTTTTCTAATGCCGCTTGATGTTGACGTTCTGTAATTTTTTCTTCGCTTCTTGCTTTTTTAAGTATTTCTTTTTGTTTGTCAATCTGTGATTGAATAGGATCGAAATCTTCAAACAATCCTCCTGGTATGGATAAACTGCCAAGTACACCCTGTAATTCTTTTGCCGCCGCTAATTGTTCTTTGCTTAACTTGTTTGCTTTCTTTTGTGTTTCGTTGTTATTGTTAGTAATATTACCAGTTTCTGTTAACGTGTCATTCAAATGGTTTGCTTTTTTCTGTAACCTGTCTGCTTCCGAATTTAATTTTTTCTGTCCTTCTACAAATTCGTCAACGCCTTTTATTATACCATCTTCACCCATGATAGTTTCTTTCAAAGCGTCACCACTTTCTAATAATTTTTCAAATCCTGCACCAGCAAGTTCATCTATACCTAATGCTTTTGCCATTTTTGTTAGTGCACCAGTTGTTGCTTCTAACACTGCCGCAAATCCAAGACCTAACAATATAAAAGGATTTTTTGCCATTACAAGTGTTAGTGCTCTAAATCCTGCCGCCGCAAGTGCCAATCCTTTTACAAGTGTTTGACCAAATGCCAAAGCGATACTGGCAACTGATAAAGCAATTTTTAATCCAATGAATAGACCAAATGCCTTTCCAATCAATCCAATGTTTGCCACAACAAGTTTACCTACGTTTATAAAACCTAGGAATGCTTTTGTAACACCTAAACCTATGGATTTTGTTAACTCTTCATTTTCTACTATTGCTTCTGTTATGCTTGTAGTAACTTCCCCCAAAGCAAGTGCGAATCCTTGTCTACCCACGGCATCTTGTGCATTCTTAAATGCAATTGATAAGTTTGAAATCTGTGTTGATAAGTTTTGTGCTCTTGCCGCCGTTGCACCACCGAACAATTCATTGACACCTTTTTGTAATGCTGTTCTAATTTTTTCTGCACCTTCTGCCGTTTGACCAAACTTGGATATTTCTAATCTAGTGATGCCTAATTGTTCTTCTAGGATACGGAATACTGGTACCCCTCTATCTGCTAATCTGTTTAATTCTTCAAGACCCAAACCACCCGATACTGTTCTGGAAAATAGATCTGTGATTGCTTGTAATGATCCTAATTGGTCAGTGGTTACCGCCGCTGTGTCCGTAAATGTTGTTAATAATTCTTCTGTTGGTTCGATACCTGCCGCTTTTAATTTAATAAAAGTTTCGGACAGTTCTTCAATACCGAACTGTGTCTTTGTTGAAAACTTCGCTATGAAGTCAAATGCTTCTGCACCTGTTCTTGCCGACCCAGTTACTGAACTTAACGCAGTACGCAAGTCTTCAAAACGTGCAGAAGTATTGACGATGGATCTGATTACATTACCACCAAAAATGCCGGCAATGGCCGCTGTCGCCAGACCTGCCACTCTACTAACACCTAGAAGTCCCGTATTGAGTTGTTGCAACTTGCCGCGGATATTTCCTAGTGCTTGTTGCGTTCTATCTAATACGCGGATTTCTATATTTTGTACCGCCATTGTTCATCGCCCTCTTTTGTTCTTCGGACTGCTTCTTAAAATAAGCACTCCAAACTTGTATCTCCAGGACGCTCAATTGTGCAACTTCTTCCAACGATTTGCCTAGTGTTTCGGCAATCTTACAGAGCAGTTGTAATTCAACGTCCTCTTTTAGTTTTTTACTACGGCCTCGTAGTCTGTGGTTGCACTGTTCAACACAGTGGCAATCCTCAACAAGACCTGTGGATCAACTTCATTCATAAGAGTGAATTTGTCCATTCTGTTGAACATAGGTTTGCCTTCAGGACCCATTGCTTTGTTAATCACTGATTCAACCAATGCTTCAACAGTTTTACCCGCTTGTTGTAGTTCTATAATTTTAGACTCCACAGCAAACGAATATGCAGGTTTGTAATAGATGTCTGTTTTCCATTCTGGCACAGTCATCTTGTTTAGTCCACCTGACAGTTTACTTTTGAAATGCTCTTGTGCATTTGCTAGTATCTTACTCATTTATATCTCCTTCTAGATATCTCCCTAACGGTAGGCCTTATTATACCCCTAGGTGCTTGTTTCGAACGACCTTGTTCCAATAGATCAATATAAGGCACACGGTTTGTGATCTTTCTAGTCTTGCTAGTTTTTGTCACTTGCCAACCGCGTCTTGCTCTACCTTTATCAATAGGTGTATTACTTACTGCCACCCTTTTGATGTCCTCGGCCACTCTGGTCATGAAGGCATCTTTTTCTTTTTCAAGACGCCTCATGACATTTTGTTGTCCTGTTAAAATTAATTTTAACATGGATTATTATACATCTACTTCTTGTAAAGGTCCCGATCCCTGTATTGAACAGGTCACTGTTACTAAATCATCGAACGATGCCGTTCTAGATACTGAAGTGATTATTGCTTTACCGATGTATTTGACTCCTGAAGTTGCTTGTGGAAAAAACTCCACTTCAATTTGAGAGTCACTTGCTGGATCAAATATTGCCGCTGTGGCCGTTTGTGTGGTGTCGTACATACACTCTAATGTACCAGTAAACTGGTGCAATCCTGAAAGGTATGTTCTTGCCGCATCGCCCATAGCAGTGTCTTCGATCACGTCTTTAGTATGTTCAACTGTCCAAGATCTTACTTCTGCAACCTGCGTTCCTGCAGAACCACTATCTGAACCAAACATGACTTTTCCCGCTTCACCTGTTATTGTCGCCATTTTCATTCTCCTCTTTTAGGTTTTCAATCTCCCAAGCAATATCATCCAAATCGTCGACGTATTCCTCGGAAGGGGTTTGGTTGTCTTCTGGTTGTGCCAGAAGTGTATTCTTAGACTCAGATGCAATCGCTGTAGGTTTTACAGTGGCATCTGCCTTAAGAATTTTGTTCTGAGATGTTGGTTTTGTTTCCCAACCGTTCTCAATAAATCTGTCTAATTGTGCTGGTTCTATGTTTTGTTTTTCAGCACCTTTGTACACTTTGATATATTTTACCATTACAATGCTCCTTTAGTAAATGAATATCTCACATCAACGTTCATCAAAAATTCTCCCAATGGTGGTGTTCTGTCCACTACCTCTATTGAACGCACTCTTGTTGTTGATGCTTTGTTTGTTAGTTCTCTTGTCCTGTCTGTGTTCAATGCTTCTTCTATTCTTTCTATTAATTCGTTGCGTTTTTGGTCCACAGTGATAATCTGTGCTGATCTGCCATCCGCTCTAACAAATCCTCTAATCTGTATTTCTATTACACCTCGTCTACTGCCACCCATTGCATTATCCTCTCTGGATTCACTGCCTGTTGTGATAAGCACTGCCGGAAACTGTGTGATTGCTAATTTCTCCACGTCGAATGGTTCGCGTGTTACTAATACTGGTCTTGGTGGATTCATGTCCTGTAAGACTTGTAGGACGTTTGTGGCGATGTCTTCTCTATTGCTCATTCATTACCTCTTTAGTCGGAGGAATGAAGTAGGTGCCTTTTCTGTATCTGATACATTGCCCGAAGAGTCATGGTCATACTCTACACCATCACGCAATACAAGATCTAACTCCCTTTCATATTCCTTGCGATAGAACTCCATCTTTCTTTCGAATAGATCTTGTTCCGCATCCATTTTTGTAAGTTTTGTGTAAACATGAAAACCCAAACATTGATACACTGCCGCACGTGTCAATTGACTTGCGTTGTACATATCCTCGTCTGGTTCGATAGTTCCTGATGCTAAGAATTTAAGATCATACAAACCTATCTGTTGTGTGGGCCACCAACGTATGCGAAGATCTCTAAACACATCATTCTGTGCCTTACTTATCTCCTCATCGAAGTCAGCGATTCCGTAATTTAAAATATCTGGTTCGTATTCTTGAATATCTGCAATAGTTAATAGTGTTGGCATTTGGGGTACTTCCCTCCTATAATTTTTTTATCAAGTTCTGCTTGATGTTGTATTTATACCGCAGTCAAAAGAAAAGGGCGAAACAAGTCCGCCCTTCTCTATATATGAGCACAAAAAGTATAAACTTAATGTACGAATATTTATGATTACAGGTTTGCGTCCGCTATAATACCGACTCCGTATTCGTCGAATATTTCAGCAACACCGTATGCCATAGAACCTACGATCTCGTCCGCTCTTGCTGAAGCGTCTCTTTGATTTTCAACTCTTAGGTTACGTTTTACCATGTATCCTAATGCATCACCGTGGAATGCCGCACCTACGAATGCACCTGCTGAGTCACCAGTAATAACTGTTGATTCAAAAATTTGCATTCCTGCAAGTGTTCCAACAAATCCAGTTCTTAATGCTTCATTACCTAATTCTGATAGAGAATGAGAGATTGTTGAACCAGCGTTTGTTAACAATTTCTTGATTTGGAACGCTTGTTTTGGGTGTAACACACAGTATAATGGTCCACTAGGAACTTTGTTAGTTCTTAATGTTGCCGCCGCTTTGAAAAGATCTTCTACTGAGATCTCCGCCGCGCCTGATCCTACAGTGTTTGAAAACCCTGAGAATAAAGCGGCAATATCTGTGTCAACCTTTTCTGCTAATGCAGAACCGATTTGTCTTCCAACTGCTGAAGCAACATCTTCCGATGCTGATTCTTTCATTAGGTCAGTTAACGTTACCATTACACCTTTTTCAGACGCTGTTATCGTTTTGTTTGTAGTTAAATCGAATGCCGCGTTTGTAAGGTCTACACCATCACCTGGTGTTGATACCGCTACTGTTGGATATATCGGAACTTGGGCAGTTAAACCTGGAGTGCCTGACATATCATAGTTTTTAATTAAGGGACGCATGATAGAAGTTTCGTTAAGTGTAAACTCTCCTGCTTGGACCACGTTTGAGAAAAACGCTGTTCCTATCCCTGTATCTACTGCGTTAGTAATCGCCATAGTACTTCTCCTTTATGTTTAAACATTAATGCCGCGTGATTTCATAATCTCGCGATACCTAGCACGATGCTCAGGTATATTCATGTTTAGTTTTGTTATGTCGTCATTGGCCAACTGTTCTTTAGTAGCATCACCTTTACCAGTGCCTGAACCTTGTGGTCCCGCACTAACAAAATGTGGATTACTTGCAAGAAACTCCTTTACCAAGTCTTTAACTTGTATTGGATCACCTTTGTCATTATAACGCACTTGACCCGTTTTTTGATCGATCACATCCACAGTACCCGCTTCGTTCAGTTTCAATTGCCCTTTAAGCAACATACTGACTTGATTAGGATTTATTGCTTTGGCATTAGATGCCTCCGACAATAATTGTCCGTCTATCTTAATAGAAGTCAATTCTGTCTGATATTGTTGGATCTTAGCATTAAATTTGTCCGCTTGTTCTTTCACAAGTTTATCAAACTCGCCTCTCTTCTCCAACTCAGTTTGCCTTGCCTTCTCTTCTGCTTCGACCAACTTGTTGTAGTGATCAACGTCTATGCCTTTGTACTTTTTCTCGTACTTGGCACGTTCCCTCGCCACCCTATCAGCAACAATCTTGTCCAGATCGCCCTGTGTAAAATTTTGAGTAGTAGTAGTTTCTTCTTGAACCGTTGTGGTTGCCTGCTCTTTAACTTCAGGTGCAGTGTCCTGAGATTTTACCGCTTCATTTTCTGCGTTCATTATTTTCCTCCATTTAATGAGTTGAGTGTACTCCCTGCCCTCTGTGGCAGTACTACTGTTATTTATTACTATCTTCTTCTTTTGCCTCTTGTGCCGCCTCTACTGCCGCCTCTCATGCCTTTTTTCTTTTTATCTTTCTTTTTTCCACGTGTCATGGTACTGCTCCTATAATTTTGTGCCTGATCTCCAAGCACGTATGCTCCAGAATGCAGGACTTAAATTTTTCTGTCCACGCACCTGTTTTAGTACGCCACCCATACGAGCAAGGAATGATCGTTGTCTCGCAGGATTGCTTCTTTTGATGCTCATGGTGGGATCACCAAATCGCACCTTGTTCACGTTGCCTGTGCTTTTGTTTTTCACAAACACCGCAAATTTTTTTGATTGTCCTGGTGTTCTAAAAGGTTTGTTAAGTGTAACTTTTCTACCTTGATATTTTGCCATTAGACACCCACTATCCAGTTCCAAATTTTCTTAAACCATTGTTTTATCTTTGTCATAGTTCTCCCTCACTAGTTGTGCAATCTCTCCTGGTTCGATTGACTCCATTGCTTGTTCACAATATTGACAAGCACCTTTTGGAACATAACAACCCAAACCATCTGTGTTGCAGTGTGTTTTACGTGTAATATTTATTTGTCCTTCGTAACCTGTTCTAAGGGGACTTTGATGACTGCCATACAACACAATGCAAGGCACACCCATTTGTCCTGCGGCATGATGCAATCCACCTTCTGTGGTTACAACCAGTTTTGCATATTTTACCATTATCATTGCTTCACGCACATTGTTTGTAGGAATGTTTGTGAGGTTAGTAAAATTTACTTGTCCATTGGTGTTGCGTATAAATGCATCATTGGGTTTGGCACGCAACAATGTGTAGTCTTGTAAAAGGTCAACAACTTCTTGCCATTTGAAATATTTTTTATTGTCTGCGAAAATACTTTTCTTTGCATCTGGATTTATTAAAACATAATCACCATATTTTTGTACATTCAATTTGTAAAACATTTCTTCCATGTCTGTAAAATCATAAGGTGCACGTTTAGGTGTGTATGGTGTTTTGTTGTGATACCAACGTTTGTTATTTTTAGGATGTGTTTCGAATCCAACGCCATTGTCAAAGTCTAACCAGGGTGTGTTCTTCCAAACATCTTTTAGAAAACTGCCATATTGGTTTGACTCTTTCCTGTAAGGTCTTTGTTTCTTGCCGGTGCGTTTGTATTCGTGGTATGCTTCCGCACGCCACATCATGTCGTCGCCTATTCCCATTAACGTTTTCTTCTTCTTAAATCTGTATCGTGTTTTCTGGAACCTCTGATAAAACTGTTTACTCTTCCCATTGCCCATTGTGCCATGCCCACACCTGGTCTGGATCCTGCTCCAAGGAATGCACCTTGACCTCTTCTGTAAACTTTTACCAATGTGCTGTATGCAATACCACTCTTCCTTGCTTTGCTTTGCAAGTTGGTACGTGTTGCTGTGTTCAATGCTTTTCTAGTTTTTTTTGCCAAGACGTACTCTCCTATTAATGAGACTTTGTGGTATCCTCTGTCCTGCTTTTGCCATTCTGCTTATACGTTTTATTAATCTTGCTAACTCTTGTCTTCTACCGCCTTTTACGCCGGATAGATATTTTTTAGGTATTGCTGTTTTTTTATCCTTAGGAACCCTGCGTCTCTTCACCATTGTTATCTCCAAAAAATTTGTTTATCTCAGGATGTATATCTAATATCTGTTCATTAGTATATCCTTCGCTTATCATATCTCTCATGTGCTGTATCATGTCAGGTGCATTCTCCATTGGTGGATGAGGCATATCAAGTTTCAGTGGTGTAGTTGTTGGTGCAGGAGTATCAGGCGTGTCCTGTTGCTCTGGTATATCCATTGCTTCGTCTTCCATAATTGTTCTGTATAATTTTTTGTCAATCTCATCATTTATAAATGGATTTCCTATGTTTGATTCTTTTGCCATTTTTAATAAACTAATATCGTTTGCTCTGTCCTGTATAGAAAATGATCTTGGATATTCTACAATACCATCGAACGCTGTGCCTTCATACAAAGCATACAATCTCCATATCTGTTCTTCCGCGTGTTCTAATTGTGAGGCAAAAGTTGCCAACCTACTTGACAGTTGTGAAAATTCAGATGATATTGCAACACCAGATAATCTTCTAGACTCTGGTGAACGTATGCCGCCTAAATGGTTTGTTCTGTCTATGGATTCAACTTTTTTCTCTATTGCTTTTAATACACTGTCAATGTTTGAACCATTTGGTTGCAATAAAAATGGTTTTAAATTAGGATCTAAATTTTGAGGCATTTGTATAATTGAACCTGCACCCGCTGATGCTTCTGTGTCAGCAGTCTTAACAAGACTTGGGTGATTGGATAATCTTACAATTTGTTCTATCTCAGAATGAAATTCGTATATCTCCTTTTGGATGTCCGATGTGTCCCCGAGGGGTGAAATTCCAATTCCTCTTACTTGTGAACGTTTTGCGTAAACACAAATTGCAGGAACTTTGCCCAATTGGTTTGGCATAGTTTCCACATATTCACCGTGTCTGTCCTTGCCTGATATTTTGTATATGTTTATTTCAGTGGGTGTGTACTCCCTAATAAATTGTGTGTCCTGTATTATTTCTTCTTTTACTTTAAGATATGTTAATTCATAGAAACCGTTTGGACCTCTAGTGTATTCCCAATCCAACACATCTAGAGGATGAAACAATGAAACATATGGTCTCACGCTTTGTTGAAGTTCTTCCGCACGTGTCATTGCATTTGTGTTGACTTTGTCAACAATTACCCAAACATTGCCATACACTTGACTCCATGTGGCAACGTCCATTAAAAATTGTTTGTATGATCTGCCATCTAGATCTGCATCATCCATGAATGGACCAACAGTTGGATCTGTCTCTAAGTTGCCTAAATTTCTTACAGGATCTTTTTTGAATAAAAATGAATTGTATATGTCCACAACACTTTTTACATGATTGTCCAATCCTACCTGTCTCAATCTTTTTTCATAGTCATCTCTTGATTCGTAGTAGTATGGTTCTAAATATCTACCATGGAAATATTCAAAACCTCCGTTGTATGAATCCTGTAAAAACTGCCATCTGTTGGCGTATAATTTGTATGCTTCGTGAGAAGACACAATGTAACTTGCATAGTTTCTTGCATCACCTTTTATAAGTCTATCTCTAATAACTGGCATTATCTAACACTCCCTGAAAAACCCCATCTCAAAGGTTGTTTGTTTGTTGTTTCTTTTTTGACAGGATATAGATAATCTGTAAGATAACCTACTGCGTCTGCCATGTGTTCATCTCCTGAATGTTCGATAACACTTGAATTTGGTTTGTATTGCAGTCTTTCCAAACTTTTTATAATTTGTTTACACTTTGGATCTATGAACATTGAAAATATACCATTTGCATTCTTTAACTTACTATTTACTGCATTTACCCTATCACGTATCGGTGGATTGGATAATTTGTAGTTCACTCTAAATCCTGCGTTTTGTAAAATTGATATATCTGTTCTACCACCTGCAGATGTTTTTCTCTGTCTACCTGCGGCATCTGGATACATTGTTATCCTGCTGTTTGGATATCTGTTTTTTATTTCTGTCACAATGTCGTCTGTGTTTGAACCTTGTAAATTTATTTCGTCAATGAAATAAATGCAATTATTTTGTATAACACTGATTGCCACACTCATTGGATCATAGTTAAAGTCTATTCCACAATGTAAATTTGTTATGTCAAAATTTGTTATTGGAGTCACGTGTTTGTCTCTGTCAAAATTGTAATGCACTGTGCCTGCATATGTGTTGAACGTTGCTAGATATTCCTGTTTGAAAGTTCTTTCATCAAGATCTCTTCTTGCTTCTTCAATTTCTTTT